GGCGCGTGAGTGGTTTGAGAACCTCGTCGATGACATTGATGGCAATGAACTGTCCCGCATTGCTGATGACTTGCTGCGCGGCATACAGGACGACCTTGATAGCCGGCAGGAGTGGATTGAGGACCGCGCCGCGGGATTGCGTCTACTTGGCTTGAAGCTTGAGGCTGCGTCACAGGGCTCGCCTGATGGGGCGCCGCTTGAAGGCATGAGTAGGGTGCGCCATCCAATGTTGTTGGAGGCGTGTCTGCGCTTTCAAGGCAACGCCCGATCGGAATTGCTTCCGACTGACGGGCCAGTGAAGGTTCGTGTTGACCTCGGCGGCTCTACGATTGAGCAGGACGAGTTGGCGAATGATCTTGAGGATGCGCTCAACCATTATCTGACTGCGGTTGCGACTGAGTATTATCCAGACACCGACCGCATGCTGTTGATGCTTGGCTTTGGCGGGACATCATTCAAGAAGATTTATTTCTGTCCGTTGCGTGGAAGGCCGGTAAGCGAGTCGGTTGATGCCGACGACATGATCGTGAACAATGCCGCGGTGACGCTGGAGGATGCGCGTCGTGTGACACATCGCGTGATGATGCGGCCAAGCACGGTGAAGCGATTGCAGATTTTGGGCGTGTATCGTGACGTTGATTTGATTGCGCCGAGCCAGAATGATCCAGACGCGGTTAAGTTGGAGAAGGCCAGCCAGCAAGGCGTGAGCCCCGACGCGGTGAACCCGGAGGATCGTGATCGTGAGATATACGAGTGCTATTGCGAGTTAGACATTGTCGGCTTTGAGCACAAGTATAAGGGCAAAGAGACGGGCCTTGAGATCCCGTATCGCGTGACGATTGATGTGAGCTCGCGTGAGATCCTATCGATCGTTCGCAACTATGACGAGCCGAGCGGCGAGGAGGGCGATGAGCTCCCGAAGGCTCGCAAGAATTTCGTTAAATACACATTTGTTCCCGGTCTCGGATTTTACGACATCGGGCTGTTGCACATACTCGGCAACACGACGCAGGCCGTTACTGCGCTGTGGCGCGAGATGTTGGATGCGGGGATGTATGCCAATTTCCCTGGATTGCTGATCAGCGATCAGGGAGCGCGGCAGCAAACGAATATTTTCCGTGTGCCTCCGGGTGGCGCCGCAATGGTGCGTACTGGTGGCGTTCCGATTAGCCAAGCAGTTATGCCGCTGCCGTATAAAGAGCCTGGCCCTGCGATGTTTAACCTTGTGCAGAACATGGTTGAAACAGGTCAGCGCATTGGCGGCACGGCTGAGTTGGCTGTTGGTGAGGGCAGGCAGGATGCGCCGGTTGGCACGACGCTAGCGATGATTGATCAGGCGACGAAGGTTCTGAACGCGGTTCACAAGCGTATGCACCAATCGCAGAGCGAGGAGTTTAAGTTACTCGTCCGCACATTCAAGGAGCACCCAGAGTCATTTCTTGCGAGGCAGAACCGCTACGACAAGCAGTGGACTGAGCAGCAATTTGTCCAAGCGATTAATGATTACGACCTTGTCCCGCAGGCTGACCCTAACACGGCGAGCCAGATGCAGCGCCAGATGAAGATTTTGGCGTTGAAGGAATTACAGCAAGGCAATCCGAGCCTTTATGATCCTGTCGCGGTAGACATTGCGGCGTTGCGCTCCATGGGTTGGAGCAATCCAGAGCAGTTCATGGTGACGGAGGACAAGCGCAACAATCCGCCGCCTGAGATGATGGCGCAGATGGCGCAGTTGAAGATCCTCAAGCAGGAGGCTGATGCGAAGTCTATGACGGCGCAGGCCTCGATGTTGAAGGCTCAGAAGGACGCTGGTGGCGCGCAGCCTAATGGTCAAGCCGACCCGCAGGCGATTGCTGAATTGCAATTAAAGAAGCAGGAGATCGAGGCCAAGCTAGCTGAGTTGCAGATCCAGACGCAGAACAGTGAGCGCGAGGCGCAGGTCAAAATGGCCGAGTTGCATGCGGATCAGCTCAATAGCCAGCGCGACATGGAATCCCAGCAAGCAACATTGCATGCGCAGAATCTGGAAACAGTCGCCAAGCATGGCGCGTCGATCATTGACGCCACGAACCGAGAAAGAGATAGGGAAAGCAAGGAGCGTATTGCCGCCGTTCAACTAGCGGAAAAATTAGCAACTGGTCCGGCAGGCAGTGAGCAAATAGCAAATAACTACCTAGACAAAGACATGCTTAATCGTCTGCGCGGCCAAGAAACTCCTATCCCCGGCGTCGTCCCAGCGTATCCAAGTGAGGGCGAGCAATGAAGATGACTTCAAGGGACATCACTCCTGATTTTCTTCGCATGCTTCTTCATTACGACCCAGAAACGGGTAAATTATTTTGGAAAGAGCGTTCGGCTGAATTGATGCCTAATGAAAGAATCCGCAATGCGTGGAATTCGCGCTGCGCTGGAAAGGAAGCTGGCTCTTTGTCATGCGGGTATTTTCGTCTTGCGATATTTGGGTGTGATTTGTGGTGTCATCGCGTTGCGTGGGCTGTTTATTACGGATCATTCCCAAAGTTGATGATTGATCACATTAATGGCAACGGCAAAGACAATCGTATTTGCAACATGAGGGAGGCAAATCATTCCCAAAATGGCGCTAATTCAGGAATGTTCAAACACAACACGACGGGTATTCGCGGCGTTCGTATGAATAAGCGCGACAATCGCTGGTTTGCTGAAATACGAGTGAACAATAAACAAATTTACCTTGGCGGTTTTGACGACGTTGATGACGCGATTACAGCCAGAAAAGCGGCTGAAAAAAAGTATTTTGGTGAATTTGCGTGAGCCGCATAATGTCGGATTTAATATTTACGGCTGCCTACTGGCCGTTTTTCAGAACAAACGAGCTGCGTCGTTTCGATTACACGGTCGATGACGGAACACTACCGCCAATGACAAGTGTATTTAGTTACGACGTTGGCTCTGACTCGATGTTGTATTCTGACTACGACGATAAGGGCGTCTTGAACGACGTTTGGTATTACCAGTATCGCGTTGGGTTTGGCGTGGCAGAATGGCGCGATGATTATCCCACGAAGAGCAAAAAGATTGTGATGAGCCCACCAATCGGCTGGGGCGAGTTTGCTGCGATTGGCGGCACATATCAAAACAGCCCAAAGATGGACCCGTTTCAATCTTGGCCTCCTGCTATGGCGCAAGGCTTTCAGTGCATTTGGTGGGAGTATTTGCACGACACGTTCACGCTGCGTGACGGGACGCAATACAGCGACGTGTTGCAGTTTCTTTATACGCAATCGTGGAACGGCGGGAAGGCTTCGGGCGCCAGATACTGGATGGCGTTGGGCATAGGCCCCATTGCTGTGCAGTGGGTTGCGCAAGCGCCGGATGGTTCGATCGTGGAAACATCTCGCATGGACGGGAAATTAACGAGGTTCAACGCGGAGGCGTTAGTCGCGTAATGTCTGGCATTAAAAGCACCTCCGGCTTATTCGGGTTTAGTGGCTTGAGCGGCGGCTCAATGGCGAACAGCCAGAACGCGCAGGCTATGAAGAACAATTTCATGGGCCCGCTTGGCAAGTCTGGAGAGTCGCCGTCGTCGGGCTCAATGATGAACCCTTATGGAGACTTGAGCCAAGAGGGTAATCTGCTTGGCGAGGCTGACATGCGCGGCATGGGAGACATGTCCAGTTTTCTGTCTGGCCTAACGCGGGGCTATGCTAACGGCGGTCCAATTCCTCCAGAGCATCACAAGGCAATATTGGATGCGATTGACGTTGTTCGTCAGCATTTGCGCGTAGGCGGGGCATCAAAACACAAGCCGCAGTATGATTTGAATGTTGCGCCCTCGACTATTGCACCTGGGTCGTTTGATTACGGCAACTCGATGCGGCTGTATTATGACTTGATTAACTCAGGCATGAAGCCGCCGGCGGCGCAGGGCTTTGCCGCTAACTTCTCACATGAATCCAACAAGGGCGGTCAGATTAGTCCCGGCGCGCAAGAGACTAATCCTGTTAAGGGTGGCGCTGGCGGATTGGGCGAGGGTCAGTGGACGGGTGCGAGGCGCAATGAATTTGAGAATTTCGCCAAGACGACGGGCCAGCCTGTAAGCGACCACATGACGAGCGTTAATTTCTTGAATAAGGAAATTAGCCCAGGTGGCGACGAGTATAATCGCTACATCAATCACATTGCTGATCAGCCCACTGGCGCCGACGCGACCAAGATGGTGATGAAGTATTACGAGCGCCCGGATGTCCGCTACGCGCATTTGGATGACAGGCTCGGTCACTCGAATGAGATTGGCAAGATTGCTGACGCTGGCAATCCGTTTAAGGGTGACGCGCTTAATCAAACATTGGCCCGGTGGAATAATACGGGCGACACGGCCACGCAGATTGCCGCCAATAATCCGACGGACAGTTCACCTGAGTTTCCGAAGGCTCAGTTGTCATCTTTTACGCCGACGCCGGATGCTAGACCGAAGTTTGACACGGATCCTGTGGTTTGGAAGCCACCGGCTGAGATCGCTGACAAAGTCAGTGCGCAGGATGCGGCGATAGAAGAGGCGAGTGATCCTCAAACTGGCGGCGACATTGGTGTAGATGACGCTGGCGACATTGGTGGTGAGGAGTATCGTCGCGGCGGTCGCGCCCATTTTGCAGAGGGCGGCTATGATGACGGTGCGCCGGATGAAACATCGCAGCGCGCTTTTCTCGACAAGCACCTGTATGAGCAGAAGCCAGAGTATAATTCTCCGCTTGTTGAGCAGCAAGCTGATCGCTCGATGTATGATGTCAATGAGGCTAACAACGATCGGCCATCATCGAATGCGAGCGAGTTTGTTCGTCATCAGTTAGACAAGCCAAATGATCCGCAACTGCCGCAGTTTGATCGCGAGGCGAAGGATCGATGGAAATATGGCGCCGCTGACGCGCTGCACGGCATGGCTTACTTCACGCCGGCTGCTCCCGTTGTCGGTGCGTATGATGCTTATGAGGGATTGAAGAGCGGCGATCCGTATGAGGCTGCATTAGGCGCGACGGGTTTGCCTGGAAAATACGCCAAGGCTGGCACAATGGCGATGGCTGCGATGATGCCGTCGGATGCGGAGGCTTCTCCAAAGTCGAAAGCAATAGGCGTTGTGAAGGATCTCGCTGGCAAGGCGTTAGGTCAGAAGATTTCATCGGCAGAGACGTCGTTAAATCAAGTTCCTGCGCTGTTTAAGAGCAAGCACTTTGAAGTTCAGCCAGAAGGACACAGAAATTTAGATATTGGCGGCGGAAAATATGATCTTGGAACGGATCATTTAGCGAGCCGTGGCATTGAGAGCCATGTTTTTGATCCGTATAACAGAACGCCAGAGCATAATGCGTCTGTTATGGAGCGTTTTAGAGACAATCCGGCTGACAGTGTGACGGCTGCGAATGTTTTGAACGTGATCCAGGAGCCAGAAGTGCGCTCGGCGGTGATTAAGGGCGCCAAAAACAACCTTCGTCCGGGTGGGAAGGCTTATTTTTCCATTTATGAAGGCAGTAAATCGGGTGAGGGCGTTGTTACACCGAAGGGTTGGCAGGAAAATCGTCCGGCAGCGTCTTATATTCCAGAAGTTCAAGAGCATTTTCCAGTTGTTGACCGCAAAGGCAACATTCTCATTGCATCACACGGCGCCGAGCCCACTGTTCCGGCTCAACCGAAGGCTTCTACACCACCAGCGGCTGCAATATTAGAGAAGACGCCGGCAGAAAAAGCTATTGAGATCGGGCAAGATCGTAATGGCGACCCAAAGGCGTATAAACAGGCCGTGCATGAGGCTGAACAGCATGCAATTAACAATGGCCAGCGCCGTGTAACGCGTGGCTCTGAGGTTTTAGAGAGAAATCCGAATATCCAGGGCAACATGGATGAGGTTATTTCGAAGTCTAAGATCCCGTTTGCTGACCTTGAGTATGAGTGGACGCCGACCGGCTTGATGATACCGAAAAAGACGGCTGATCTTGAGGATTTGGTTAGACAACGTGCGCTTGTCACGCCTGCACTGGGAGACATATCACCCGCAGAGACAATTATTCATCGTGTTGGCGATACTGAATTGCCGAGGCCTACTGTTACGCACGGTGGTGGCGACTATCAGCGTGGGCGCCATTCTTTGGGGCCAAATCCGGCTGGCTGGGCGTCAAGAGACACGATGGCCAAGGTCATGCATGACCGCATATTGAAAAATGCTGCGGATGAGGCCGCAAAAGATCCGAGGTTTAGTGACAGCCCGATTGTTTTGTCACACACGGCAATGGGCTATCCATCACTGGATTCAACTCACATTGTTCGACACAACGTTCTTGGTCAGATAGAGGCCAACGCACACAAGATGGACAAGACGGCTGTTGAGCAGTTCGATGCGTTCATGCGCAAAAAGCTTGGCGATGATTGGCCTGGAATGCTGAACACGGAGGCTGTTGAGCGTTACCTTGCGCATAATGGTAAGGCGACTTCTGTATTTGTGCAGGGCTTGGATGGCGTGAAAAGGTTTAAGGCTGGCTTCCCTAATATTGCCGCAGCGCGTTTTGCAGCGATGCATCCAAAGCTTATGGGCGCCGACCAATTGGCAAGTGGTTATTCAATGGCATTGCTTGATCGTAATGCGGGAACAACAAGAACCGCATTTCATGGGCCGTCGCGTCACACGCGTCACCCAACGTATGATCGTCGCTTGCCATCTGCGGGATATATAGGGGGCACGAAATACCAGATCCCATCAGAGATTATGTTCCCTGATTGGTGGAAGGCACAGAAGACGATTGATAAAAATGGTGATCCGACCACGCTGACGAATTATCAGCAATCAATGATGACGCAGAACCCTGTTCAAAGAGCGACACAGGAATGGTTGGATAATATTATGCGACACCAAGAGAAGACAAAGAAAGCTTGGGGCTATCGTGACGGCGGCAAGGTCAGGATTCATTTCTAAGATCGGAGATTAATCCAAGAATATGTTTTGCCGTATCATTGAAGATTGCAAGCTTTTCGTCTGACAATTCCAGTTCAAGTCCTAGTTCGCCAAGGAACTGACTTGCCTTCTGCTCAGCTTGATCAATCTCGAATTCAGATATCTCGTAAATATTGTTGGATTTATTAATAGCCATGTCTCATCTCCAGATGCGGTCACTCATCGACCATGGCCATTATATCACAACACAGGATATGGACAATCACTTTGTAGCGTTACATAAGTTATTATTATCAATAGACTATCCTCAATTCCTCTCAAATAGTGTAATGTTGCTTCGCTTTAACGTTACACGTTGAGCGCCGGGACGCCGGCTATCAAGCGAGGATATCCTAATGTCACTTCTAACATCCAAGGCCGCAATGGCGAACGCGAAGGCAAAGGCCTCTCGTCTGACCGGCGCATCTAATTCACAAACACCATTTTATGGCGCCGACGTATTTGATGGCGATAAGAAAACAGGCAAGCAGCCAATAACGCCGCGCAAGTTCAAGAAGGGCGGCAAGGTTGTCGGCAAGGCTGATGGCGCCGCCAATGCGCCTCGCGCCGATCGTCCCGCACGCAAAGCTGGTGGACGCATCAACAAGAAATCATTGAGCGCATTAACAGCGCCAAGCACAACGAAGCTTGCAAAGTCCAGCGCATCAAAGGCGATGTCGCCGACGAAGAGCTCTGAAAACTCATTGAAGGCTGCGGCTCTTAAAAAGGCGCTCACGCCGAAGAAGGAAGTAAAGCCCGCAAAGGCAGAGATACCGAAGGCTGGGCCATCAGACGCTAAAGGTCTACAAGACATCAAAGATCCGAAGTTTGATGATCAGGCAATCACAGAGGCAACTGCTCCTGATGATGAGGAGGCTGAAGGCGAAGAAATGCTGAAGCGCGGCGGTCGCACCAAGAAGAAAGCTGGTGGCCGCTTGAAGCGTGGAGAGGGTGGCGAGTTGCCGTCGCCAGAGGAGGCCGCTGAGAGTGAAGAGCGTCTCGGCAATTCCAAAGTGACTGACAGCAAAATGCCATCAGCCGAAGAGGCAGCATCGCGCTCTGGCAAGTTCCAAAACTTCAAGAAGGGTGGCCGTGCGAAGCGCGCATTCGGCGGATCACTCGGCGGTGATCACAAGAAGTCATCAAAGGGCAAGGGCAAGACGAATATTAACATCGTCATTGCGGCGCCACAGGGTGAACAAGGTGCGTCTCCAGCAATGTCTGCTCCACCACCAGCGGGACCGCCACGCAGTGTTCCAGTTCCACCACCAATGCCAGCGGGTGGCGCTCCTGGAATGCCACCAGCAATGATGCCGCCAATGGGCGCCGCTCCGGGCGTTGGCGCACCACCACCACCACCAGCATCACCGATGGGTCGCAAGTCAGGTGGTCGCGTGAATGAAAGCTACGCATCTTTGAAAGCGGGATCTGGAAGTGGTCTGGGCCGTCTTCACAAAATTGGCGTCAGATCGGTTGCTCACTAGCCTGGTAGTGAGTGAATTGGGGTGGGTCTTTTTAGTCTCCTTTTTAAGGCTCACCCCTTTCATTTTACGGAGTTCGTAAATGGGTTCTTACACACGCTTCGATGTGTATGAGGCAGAATTAAAGAAGCTGCTTGAAGAAGAGATTGTTAGATTGAAAGACGAAATGTCACTTGGGTTGTTGAAAACTTATGAGGATTACAAATACTGCTCTGGTAAAATTGCCGCACTGAGCAGATGTATTGAATACATGGATGAAGCATCGTCCATTGTTAGTAAAAAGTTAGGCGCGTAACCGAGTAACAACCGAATTAGGAATATGCCATACGTTAAGGTCGCTCACGAAGTTGATCCCAAGCAAAAGCTGATTGAAGAAATCGGCGACATCTCAAGTCTAAAAGTTCTCCATCATCAAGTATTGGTTGCTGTTTATCAGCGGCCACGCACGGCAATGCTCGGCGGCAAGACATTCCATCTTGCAGATACGACGGTTGCTGAAGACCGCTTCCAGAGCAAGGTCGGATTGATTGTTGCGATGGGCCCGACTGCATTCGCCAACACAGGTGAGTGGAAGTGGGATGAAGAATTCAACATCCATGATTGGATTGTGTTCCCACCATCAAGTGGGTGGAACGTTACAGTCAATGGCGTTCTCTGCCGAATGCTTCCCGACACTGGCGTGAAGATGAAAAGCCCAGACCCAGACATGATTTATTGATGGAGGCGCAAGTGGCCGACGAAGAAGACAAGAACGTCGTTGCAAAATCAGAAGACGATGTTGTTGAAAATAATGATGAATTAGGTGTAGGCCAGCCTACACCTCAAGATGACGGGATTACACCCGATGAAGGCATTGAAGACCTCAAGAAAAGCATTGAGGCTCAGAAGCGCATGGTTGCGGAGGCGCAAAGAGCTCGCGCAGAAGCTGAGAAGAGGGCCTACGAGGCGCAGGTTCTCGCCCAGCAAAAGTCGCACGAGGCGCTTGAGGCCAACTACTACTCGGTGGTTGGCGCAATCAAGAACATTTCGGATTATGACCAGCAATTACTTGCTCAACTTTCCGAAGCCAAGAGCATGGGCGATTATAATCGCGAGGCAGAGATTCAGCGTGAGTTAATTCAGAACGCTCGACGCTTGCAGGATCTTGAGCGTGGCCGCGATGCATTTGAGGAGCAGCGCAAGCAGCCAGTGCAGCCGGTTCCACCGCCTCAGATTGATCAGATAGAGGCCTGGGCGTCACGACTGTCACCACAATCTGGCGATTGGCTGAGACGCAATCGCGACCACTTACAGGCGCCTAATTCCGACAAGCTTGTGTTGGCAGCGCATTACAAGGCGACGGCTAATGGTTTGAAGGTGGATACGCCGGACTACTTTGCGTTTGTTGAGGAAGAAGTCGGCATCCGCAATCGGGCCTCGCGAAGGGATGACTATGAAGAAGACGAGACGGAGGTTTCACCTCTCTCATCTAGTTCGAATTCTGCTCCGCGTCGTTCAGTTTCGCCTCCTTCTGCTCCAGTGTCGCGAGGCGGCACTCGAAAGGGAACAATTAATCTTTCGTCGGCTGAGAGAGAGGCTGCAAAAATTAGCGGCGTTTCAGAGGAAGAGTATTACCGCAATAAAATGCGCGGCGATCGGAGAGCAAGTTAATGGAAAGCGAAGAGAACAAAACCGAGGGCCGTAAGTTTTCACCGAAACTGCGCCCACCATCAGACGCTAAAGGTCTATTAGACACTGAAGGTCTATCAGACGCGGCTCTAAGCGGACCAACTCTAAGGCCGTCACTGCGTGATGAGGATCCAAAGGCTGCGGCTGCACGTCGCGCCGCGCAGCTCAGATCCGATCGTGCGAGCACAAAGTTTTCAGACGATGAGTTTGACGTCTCTCACCTTGACGGGGAGGGCTGGACATATGAGTGGCACACTTACACGGTTTACGAGCAGCGTCAGGTGACAAACATGATGTCATCGCAGGCGCGTGGCTGGGAGCCAGTGCCGCGTGTCGAGTTTCCAGAAATGATGCCGCGCGATTCTGATAACGAGCACATTATCCGCAAGGGAATGATCCTTGTTCGACTGCCAACTGAAATTGTTGAAGAGTATCGCTCTGAGCAATTGAAGGACGCGCGTGATCAGATACGTCACAAAGAACAGCAAATTGCTGGAACACCAGACGGAACATTTTCTCGCGATCATGCGCAAGCGCGCCCACGCATCAATAAAGGCTACGAGCCAATGGCTGTTCCTGATCGGTGAAATGCCTACTCAGTGAATTAGCAATTACGAAAACAGTAAAGGGAAGAACAAATCCCTTTACTAAATCACTACAGTAACTGTATAAATTGCTCCAGCTTATTAGCTACTGCCTCCCCGCTGTGAGGCTTTTAACAAACGAACTGCACAGTCAGTTCATTATTTGACTCTCGGATTCGCCCCGCTGCGTGATGACAGAGTCTCCTTGAGAGAGGAGATCCGTCATGGCGAATCTAAATACGCCCTTCGGATTTGCACAATATAGGGGAACAGGCTCTGCTCCGACTTATGAGCAAGTCACAGCCCGCATTGCTTCAAATAATCTTACACCAATTTACTCTGGTGACGCCGTTGTTCCAGAGACAGGTCCAGCAACGGGCTACATCAAGCAGGCTACGGCTGGCACTGCGCCGCTCGCTGGCATCTTCATTGGCTGCAAGTATCTCTCTGTTTCGCAGAAGCGCACTGTTTGGTCTTCTTATTGGCCAGGCTCTGACGCTAACGGCGACGTTGAGGCTTACATCGTCAACGACCCTAATGCGCAGTTTCTTGTGCAGGCTGGCGGAACAGTAATTGGCCAAGACAAAGTTGGTCAGAATGTTCAGTTGAATGTTGGCGTCGGCAATCCGTTTACGGGTCGCAGCGGCATGTTCGTTGAGAACCCAGCGTCAACGGCAACGCTTCCGTTCCGCATTGTTGGCCTTGTTCGTAATCCTCCTGGAGCGAACGGCACCGACATTACCTCACCCTACAATCAAGTGATTGTGGCCTTCAACAACGCTCTGACGCGCTCCAATGGCGCCGTCACTGGCATAGCGTAAGGGAGGATTGACCTATGGGTGTTAATCTATCTCAGATTAAAGACCTTCTCCTCCCCGGTTTACGCGGAATTGAAGGCAAATACGAGCAAATTCCTAGTCAGTATGACAAGGTTTACACGAAGCACGACTCGAAAATGGCTGTGGAGCGCACCGCTGAGATGCGTTACCTCGGTCTTGCGCAGTTGAAAAACGAAGGCGGTCAAACTGCATTCGACAACGGCGCCGGTGAGCGTTTCGTATTTAACCAAGAGCATGTGGAAATCGCACTTGGATATAGCGTGACCCGCAAGGCTGTTGATGACAACCTGTATAAGTCACAGTTTGCTCCGTCCAACCTCGGCCTGATGGAATCTTTCCAACAGACGAAGGAAATCTACGGCGCCAATTTGCTGAACACTGCAACGGTTTATAACCCTGCAATCGGCGGTGACGGTGTATCGCTCTGCTCTGGTTTCCATCCAATCGATGGCGGCACATTTGCTAATCGTCCTGCTACGGACGTTCAGTTGAATGAAGCCACGCTGTTGAATTCGATGGTTGGCATCCGCACAAACTTCAAAGACCAGGCTGGTCTGAAAGTATTTGCGCGCGGTCGTCGTCTCGTTGTTCCACCGCAGCTTGAGCAGGTTGCTGTTCGTCTTCTGAAGACTGAATTGCGCCCAGGCACAGCGGACAACGACGTGAACGCTATCGGCCTAACCGCAGGTGGCTTGCCAGAGGGCTACATGGTGATGGACTTCTTAACGTCTCCATCAGCGTGGTTCTTGCTGACGAACATCGACGGCTTGTCATACATGGAGCGTGTGAAGTTCGAGACCGACATGACTGTCGATTTCGTTTCAGACAATCTCTTAGTGAAAGCGTATGAGCGGTATTCGTTCGGGTATTACAACCCTCGTAGCATCTACGGATCGTTCCCAGTTTAATGAACAAGGGCGGGAGTGAAATATCTCCCGCCTTTCATTGGTTCTAGTGACCACTGCGGTGGACGCTGCACAGACATTAGAACCGTATCGTGCAGGAGAAAGTAATGGGAAAAACTCATTTTTCCGGCCCTATAACGGCGGGAAACATCAGAGACACATCAGGCGTAACTGTTGGCGTAGACGTTTCTAATCGTGGTTACGTTGTGATGGCGCAAGGCGCCGCAATTACGCAGAGCGTAACATCGACGGCTCTTCCAATTGTTATCCCTGCCTATAGCGCAATCATTTCGATCACGACCTACGCGATTGTTGATTTCACTGGCGCGTCTAACCAATACACCATTGGCATTTCGCCAGCGGCGGGTGAATTGACGGGTTCAGCGCAGTGCGCGAACGGCACGACAACTGCGGCGGCTGACAACGATACAGAGGCAACGCTGTGGTCGAATGTCGGACCTAAAGACGTTCAGATTTACGTCAAGGCTGACAATGCAGGCACTGGCAAGGGCTATGTGGCTGTTCAATACGCGCAGGGCATTAACTTCGTAGAGCAATAAGGATCACGATCATGGGTGCTTACAAAGGACCAGAGTCAACGATTAAAGACGCCGAGAAGAAAGAGGATTCTTTCAAGAAGGGCGGCAAAGTTAAGAAGAAAAACGGCGGGGCTATGAAGAAAGACCTCGGCAAGTGCAGTGGCGGCAAGGCTGCTATGCGCGCTGATCGTCCCGCTCGTAAATCAGGCGGCGCAGTGTTCTCTTCTGCATCAAGCGGAACGCCTCGCGGTAAGGCTTCGCACTACTAATCGCTGCTCGATGAAAGCGATACCTGCATAGCAGGTGCGGGTGGGCGCCAATCCACCCGCGATCCTTATAAACGGAGAGAATTATGCAGCCGATACACGTTTCTATTCCTGCAAACTCGGCGGCTGGAACAACTTCTCCGCTGGTTCGCCTTGATCCTTGGTCGATTGGTGATTGCAGCGTCCAAGTTGTGGTCAGTGGCACCGTAAATTACACACTTCAAATCACATTTGATGATCCGAATGACCCTGTGATGCCGATTTCAGAGGCAAATATCGCTTGGTTTAATTCGACGGACACGGATGTTCTCAATTCAACCAAAAATGCGATCAGCCAAGTGGCTCCACTGCCAACTTTTGCGCGCATTTTACTAAATTCCGGCAATGGATCGCTGAGAGCGACGTTTATCCAGACAGGCAACGTCACTTACTGATCGTTTTTACGCATTTCTCGTAATTCTTGGAGAGAAAAATGTCTGATAAACTCAAAGGCGATGGCACACCAGTTGGCGCGACCGCTGTTAATATGGTCAACGGCAAAACGGGACCGACAGTTGTTCTCTACGGTGATGATATTGGCGCCCCAGGCACAGGTCCAAGCGCATTAGGTTGTGTTAAGGCAGGCACTAACATTGCGATTGCCGCCGATGGCACAATCTCAGCGTCTGGCACAATTGGTTCAGCGTGGACGGCTGTTACTGGCAAGCCATTTGAGACATTAGGCACTGGCTTATCTGTTACTGGCGGTGCGCTGAATGTTACAGGCGGCGGTGGTTCGACCGATTGGAAAGACATCACCAACAAGCCTACCGCGTTTACGCCTACGCCTGCTAACGGCACGACATTAGGTGGCGTCAAGCAAGGCACCAACATCACCATTGCATCAGATGGCACAATCTCGGCCACTGGTTCGCTTGGCACTGATTGGTCCAATGTCACCAACAAGCCATTTACGTCTATCGGCAGCGGCCTGACGGTCACTGGCGGCGTATTGAGCGCCAATGGTGGCGGTGGTTCAGTTGATTGGACAGCGATCACCAACAAGCCCTCAACATTCCCGGTTGCTATCGGCGGTAAAGACCAACTTGGTGGCTTCAAGGTCGGCGCTGGTTTGAATGTTCAGCCAGATGGCACATTAAGCGCGCAGTATGATGCGCCAACATGGGCAGAGGTCACTGGCAAGCCTGCAACATTCCCTGTGGCCCCTGCAACGAAGTCAGCATTAGGCGGTGTTATTGCTGGAACGGGCGTTAATATCGACGGCTCTGGCGTCATCAGCGTAAATAGCGCGACACCTTCGTGGAACGACATCACTGGCAAGCCTGCCACGTTCACGCCTCCGATTGCATCTGACAAGGTGCTTGGCGGCGTTAAGGAAGGCGCTGGCATTAATATCGAGGCAGACGGCACGATTAACACTGTGCAGGCTGCGCCTTACTGGAACGAGGTTCTCGACAAGCCTGCGGTGTTCCCGGTTGCAATTGCAACAAATGACATGCTCGGCGGTGTAATTGCTGGCAATGGCGTTTCTATCGCTGCAAATGGTGAAATTTCTGTTCGCACGACGCCTCCTGCGTGGAATGAGGTCACGGACAAGCCGGAGTATTTCCCGCCTGTTATTGCGTCTTCATCTGTTGTTGGCGGCGTTAAGTCCGGCACGAATATCTCGATTGATCCAGATGGCACAATCAATGCGGCTGCGATTGATATTCCGATTGCGTCATCTTACACGCTCGGCGCGATTAAGGTTGGCAATGGCCTGACGATCCAAGAGGACGGCACACTCGGCACAGAGGCTGCGGCTCCTTACTGGACAGAGATTGTCGGTAAGCCTGATGTCTACCCGCCATCTGTTGCGTCTGACGGTGTTGTCGGTGGCATTATGCCGGATGACAATTTCACGGTGTCGCCAAGCGGTTTGCTTTCCGGCAAGCCATTTACTGGCCGTCCATTTGCGGTCGTTCAGTATGATGACACTGGCAAGATTATCCCAAGTTACACGGCAGAAAACCGCAACGGCAATCTGACGCTTGGCGGTGTTCAGCCTACAACTGATGAGAACGGTAAACTCACTGGCGAAGAGGTAACATTCGGCGGCCAACTCACGATCCTCGACAAGTCAGGCAAGTATAAACTCGGCATCTCGAATGACAGCCTTGACTATGACATTGCCTTCACCAATGGCCCTAATATCAAAACTGGTTTTCTGCCATTTGTGACCAATGTCGTTGGTGAGGTTGTTAGCGTTGCATTTGGTTCGATTGTTGATGCAATCGGCTACGCAACGGGCAAGAAACTCGGCGTTGTTCAAGTCGGCCAAAACATCGACGTAGACAGCAAGGGCGTCATCAGCGTTAAGACGGCTGACAAGTCAAACCTTGGTCTGATGATTGCGGGTGACAATCTTAACGTGAACAAGGGTGTTGTTACGCCTGCGATTGCGACGACTGCATCTCCCGGCATTGTTCAAATCGGCAAGGGCTTGGAGGTTGACGCAAATGGCGTGATTAACACGACTGACGCAGTTGGCTTCTTGAACCGCAGGGTTTTTGAAAACAACACATATTACGAAAAGGATTATGATTGGACGTTGCCGGAAGGAGTTGAGTATTTCCGTGTGACGGTTGTTGGCGGCGGCGGCACTGGTGGCGGCTGGTCGAATAACGCGAATGAAGGTTCTGGCGGCGCTGGTGGCGGCGGCGGTGCTTATTCTCGCGC